GACCACTGGAATCTCATCTTCTCGCTTGTCGCTGGCAGACTGCTCTATCCATTCATACGCTGAACCATGTCCGTTGGCAGTGTACTTGCACTCAATATGCAGACCATCTATGCCTACAACATCTGCATCATGGTTGATGCCAGCATACTGCTGTGAGCGTCTGACATTGTAGCCGTATTCTTTTAATGCCTTGACGAGAGCTAACTCGCCACGTTTGCCTTTCTGTCTTGAGTCCATAAAAAAAGACGCTTGGAGAAGCGTCTTAATATTGTTTTGTGCGCTGATTATTTGCGTTATGAGCGGATTTTTGCACTACTTTTAACAATTATGCGATATTGGAGCATCACAGCTCTCAATCGAGATTTTGACAATATCATTATATTGCCGTAGGTCATACTTTTCTATAACATTTCATACTCATTATACTTCCGTCTCGCCTTTTTATCGCATTTGCTGATTTTGTTCCGTGCCGACTGCTCTTCGATTTGCAAGGTATCGGCTATCTCTCTGACAGATTTTCCATTGACGTATTTCCACTCAAGGACATCTGCTTCTTTTGGCTCAAGGACTTCATACAAAAAAGACCGAACCTCTCCTTGAGCTTTCGTTAACTCAAGAACCAGCTCGTCCAGCTCTCGTCTCGCCTGTGCGAGAGAGACAAGGTTCTTCTCTTGATTGTTGGCAACGGTTCTCTGTGTTCTCTCCGAGAATCCAACAGTCGCTCTCATGCACAGACCTTCAAGCCGTGCAACCTCGTCATTCTTATGCAGTATCTTTCTCCACACGCTTATCGGTTGTGAAACAAATTCGCTATACGTCATGTCCTTCCTCACAATTCCAGTCTCGCCTGTCTTTCGTCTAAAGCGGTCACAATCTTGTACAAGGCTTCGCTTGCCTTGGTATAATCATCGAACGTCAGATAGGTCTGCTCATAGTTGGTGATGATTTCAGTGCCGACTATCTGAAACTTGGGCTTACCACGCCCTCTGCTCTTTTTCGTCTTAATCCACAGCTTATAGGTATTGTCTTCTTTCAGCTGTACTCCTGTGTCTCCTATTCTAATCCACATTGTCGTTCCTTTCTTCCCAGTCCCAGTCCGTTACATCTTCTATGTACGAGCCTATCTCATGACTGGCAATCGCAATAACGGAAAACGCTCCTATTAAAATTCCCATAAGTATTTTCATATTTCGCCTCACTTCCATTTGTAATGTTGATGCCACAGCCAGTTCAGCGCATCTATTAGGTCTTGCTTCGTGACTTGGCTGTGGTTTAGCGCAGTCACGACCTCATAAATTGCAACCGCCTTCTCGTTCTCTGAGTAGCGGTCACTGCTCAAGTCACGGAAGATGTCGGTTGCTTCTGCTTTAGTCATCTACTTACCCCTTTCCGTCCGCGGAGTATCAGCTATCGACTCAAAGTCGCATATACCTTTTTTGTTACTACAGCCGTAAGAATAGTTCCACCATTTGCACTTATAGCACTTATCCATTTCCGTCTGCGGAGTATCGGCTTTCTCGTGACTATCTCGTGATATTGAACTTGTTTTCACGAGATAAGGTGCGCCAGTCCCACTTGTCTGACTTGATACGCATCCACAAGTCGGCATCCACGGAGCATTTACTCTTCCACATTTAGGGCATATCCACCCTTGCTGTGGTGGTAGTTCGTTGTTGTGGTAATACATCAATCTCTCCTTTCCTCTTGCGGAGTATCGGCTTCGGCAAATAAATTTTTGCTTCTGCACCTACCACACACTTGTTTATTTCTGAACCATTTACACTCGTTGCAATAGCGGACTCCTTTTGTTTCCGTCTGCGGAGTATCGCTAACGCACTCGTGTGTATTCGTGCGTAAATCGTGCGTTTCCGTCTGCGGAATATCGGCTTTTGTTTTCTTGCTCGGTTGCCACTTGTCTGTTCTTTCAATGCCCCTAATACAGAGCGAACACGGATATGCTTTCTCATCAAAATATGTGTAATAGCAGTTATCACAACCTTTATCTACCATCTACTCGCTCCTTTCGTTCTGCGGAGCATCATCGTCTACCTTTAATGCGTTCGCCAAAATGTGCATCGCAGTTGTTGCTATGTCTTTGCATCTATCGTCTTTCGGTTGGTAAATGCACATCATGCACTCATCCCTTGCACACATCGTCAGACGCATTAATGCTTCACGTTGTCTTTCTGGAATAAACATTACTCGCTCCTCTCTCCGCAATACCTAAAGTGATAACCCTTATAAGGCACATTTGAATGGTCACTTAATCGTTTTGTGATTACCGCCTTGCTTCCACCTATATGCCTTGCACAAGTTCCAATGGAATTGAAGATTTCGCCCGTTTCTACAATAACCACCTTCATCGACTTCTTCAAACCCATCTCGGCAGCGTGTACATGATTTTCCTTGCTTGTCACCCATTCAAGATTAGTCACGTTGTTATTTTCTTTATTGCCGTCAATGTGATTTACTTGGGTCTTCCCATCGACTTTAGGCAAAAATGCCTCGGCAACGAGTCGGTGTACGAACCTCATATTATGCTTTCCGTGATTCCACAAACACACTCTGTAATAATTATTGTGGTTCTTGTAAGGCTTCATTGGTCGCTCTTGAAGAAGCGTCTTTCCGCTTACTCCGCACCTCTTATAACGCTCAAGTCTTTTCACATTGCCGAAATTACTTACGGCGTATTTGCCCTCAAAGCCTTTTATATCTTTCCATACCTCGTTCATTTATCTTTCCTTTCCTTAACCATCGAGCGATCCTCGGTAGTTGAGTTGTTCGGTTTTTCCGAATCTGTCGGAATTTCCGACAAGTTGTTCGGTTTTTCCGAACTGTTGCAACGGTCTACCGCCACCGATGACCGCCGAGAGTTTCCCACACGTTCATCGAATACACTTTCCTCTTTCCGTAAGGTAGACCACCCTCTGACGTTGCAACGATTATTCTCTTTCTCCGTATGAGCAGAAGTGATTAGTTAGGTCGTGCATCCTAAAGCCAGTAATATCACATTCATAAATCTTTATAGAGCCGACACAAACACTTGGTTTACGATGTTTACACTCTCCGCAATGCACTATGTCTATGCTTGGGGCTTCTCTCACCGCATTAAGCGCATCACCATAAGAAGTCGCTTTGACTATGGCTATTTCAAGGTCTTTTGCGTTAATGTATGCATTAGGTCTGTCACTATACTTCATCATCGTCTGCTCCTTTCATCCTTGCTCCGCACGAATTGCAGAAATTAACGTGACCGATTCTGTTATCTCTTCTCGGACGCTTGCACTCCGAACAAATAACTGTTCCAAGATTATCCTTTATCCACTCCCCTTGCGGTCTGTCTGCGGATGGTAATGCTCTTATCGCCTTTCGTGCTTCGTAGCACTCTATCGTTTCATAAGCGCAAGCACCTATCGCATCTTCTCTCTTGATCATGTCACTCATCATTGTCCTCCTCCCCATAACTACAATAGTGGTTCGGTACTGTTGGGTCTTTGTGTATGTCGCATCTCATCAATGCACCGCCATCCGATACCCAATACTTGCAGTCTTTGCAACGCACGATGCTCCTTATATCGTATGTTCGAACAGTACCGCCCTTTGCCTTGTACTTGTATATCTTGCCGTCCTTGATGTTGTATAGCCCGTCTTGTAATTGTTCGGCATCAATGCATATCATCGTCTTTTCTCCTTAACCACTCTTCGTACTTATACTGTTCCTCGTCCTCAAGATGACTACACGCAATCAACAGCGAATAATCCAGCAGTGCTACCAGCACTATGAATCCTATAAATATCCACTTAAGCATCATTGACTCCCTTCTGGTGAACAGGGGCAGGACTTTAAAATGTTTAGCCTTATTGTTTTTATCCAGTTGTTTGCCTGCCCCTGATTCATGCTGCTTATTTTTTCCTGTCGATCACTGCACACATAACCTTTGCAACAGCTATGCCGGCCTCAGTCAGATCTGCATCCTGGTACCGGAGATGTTTCCTGGACATCTGCAGATTTACCTGCTTGGATATGCAAGCCAGGTTATCAAGATCAAAGTTCCTTTTGTTCCCATCCTTGAATATGACCAGATAACCTTCCGGGATCTCACCATAGTTCTGCTCCCATATCAGCCTGTGCTTCTGTCTCCAGTTAACATTCTTCTTAGCCTTTGGAATATTATTGATCTTCACCCATAAATATCCATCCGGAAGTTCAAGCTCAGTGCCTACAGGTAAAGTGTTCTTCGGAACAATGCCTGGCTTAAACATCGTAGGCTCAGCCAGCTTATACTGTTCAGATGGCATCTTCTGACCTTTGTTGTGAGACATGCAGCCTTTTTCAAATCTTCCTGTGTGTCCTGTGTTCAGGTGATATCTCTTGATTGCTGACTTGATCTGACTCTCTGTAACCCCAGGCGAAAACCTTTTATTGAATTCTGCAGTGATCTCTTTGTGAGAATGTCCCGGAACAAACTGCTCCAGGAACTTCTTCTCACTGTCTGTAAATCTGTGAAGCTTAGTCATCTATCGCATCTCCGATCAGTAATTCCGGAGTCTTGTTGTTGATGTCCATTCGTTCGTCTGCGAATTCAGCAGCTCTCAGGATCGTGTTCGCATTAGAGATAATGTTCTGCGATATCCTGGTCACACTGTTAGCTCTGGCTATTTCTTCCTGCAGTGCTTCACCCTTAAGCGATTCATCATTCAATCTTTCAAGCTGCTCAAACAGAAGATTGTTCAGATCTGTCAGTTTGTTTTTCGTCTTACTCATTACGCACTCTCCTTAGAATGGAATATCATCCTCAGCTGCAGCAAAGGTATCAGGAAGATCATCGAATGATGTCTGTGTTCCAACGCTTTCATTATGTTCCAACGCTTTGGATTCATTGGCCTGTGTTGGAGCTGTATCCTGTGTCTGTGCCGGAGCCTGCTGATTATTACCACCCAGGAACTCTACCCTGTCAGCGACAACATCTGTTGTATAGACAGTCACACCTTCTCTGTTCTTGTAGCTTCCTGTCTGGATCCTGCCCTGTACAGCTACCTGTCTGCCTTTGCTGAGATATCTGTCACAGTTCACTCCCTGTGTTCCCCATACAGTTATGCGGATGAAGTCAGCTCCCTGGTCCTCTCCGTTTCTTCTCGGCCTGTCAACGGCTATTGTGAAAACGCACTTAGCATTCTGCGTGTTAGGTGTATATGACAGCTCCGGATCTCTTGCCAGTCTGCCTATAAGTATTACGCTATTCATTCTCTATTTCTCCTTTACTACTATTTGCACTTACTGTGAACGGAATATCATTCCTGCTAAGGATCTGCATCAGCTGACTTGCATCATGGTAATCATTTATAGTTACAGCCACGCTCTTAGTCTCGCTTTTATTCGAAATCGTGATCTTCGGCATTTATATCTCCTTTATCTCTCTGTGCTGAACATACAGCATCATCTTCTTTTTCATCTGATACACTTTATCTTTCCTGGTAGCTTCTGACTTAACATCTTCTACCACCCATCTTGTAAAAGGATCAGGGCAGTGCCTGCAGTCAGGTGTTTCATCGTAGTAGTAGAAGTCTGCTACGTAAGTGATCGGTCTGATCTTATGACCGGCATGTGAGAATCCAGGCTGCAGCTCAAACACCTTCTGGATCTGCAGATCAGATATCTCTCCGGCCTTCTCCAGGAACTCCAGATGCTTAGCTCTCATAGCTTCCTTCTCGGAATCGAACTCGACTTCCTCACCTTTGAAGATGATCGTAGTCTTGTGATTGCCGTACTTACGCCTTTTGCCCTTCATCTCCTGCAGCTCCTGGAATTGTTCCATCGTCAGTCTTAGCATCTTCTGTCTCCTCTCCGTACTTCACCGACCAGTAGATCCCACCATCATCGTATTCAGCTACAAGGGCCATAGCTTTATCTCCGGCCCACTCTGACATCTGATCCTCATAGATCTTGCCATCAGTGTAATTCTCTATCAGGTAGCACAGCCTCTGCTCATACACGCTGACGATCTTCTTGATCTGATCATCTATCTTGCGCTCATACTCTTTGAGCTGCATATCTGCATTTCTGTATTTCTCATAGTAGCTGCGCTTCTGCTTTGCAAGAGTATCATTTACATTGATGTAGCTCTGATTGACAGCTCTCAGCTCATCTATCTTTTTCTGCTGCCTCTCTATTCTCTTCTCAGCTCTACCCAGCTTTGTAGCCATGCCCTTAAGCTCTTTCTCCAGAGCATCTATCTTGTGATTCTCCAAAGCCATTTCATCTCCCTTCTCTAATCGGTCATATGCTTCGTTAAGCTCAATAGCATAAGGACACTCAGTCCACTCGTTATCACAGTAGGTATCCATCCAGACATCTTTTTCTTCATCACTGTCAAACCATCTGTAGGTGTCCTCGCATGATATTCTTGACCTTCGCTTGTCATGCACGAAAAATGGACATAGTGTATATCTTGCCATCGACTCATCTCCCTAAGTTGAATCTCAGCCTGCCTGTAACAGGATCTCTGAATGGCTGACCCTTTTCGACTTCATTTTCCGTATATGATAATGATTCTTTATTTCTTATATTTCTTTTCCTTTCTTCTTCTGTGTACATCGGTTGTACCATCGGCTGTACCATGTGCTGTACATCGGTTGTACCATCGGCTGTACCACCATCCTGATGTTTTGCGTAATTTTCAATGGTTATGGTTGTACCATGTGATGTGCTATTCACTGACACCATACCGTCATCAGCGAGTGCCATCAGGAATCTCTTCACTTTTCTGCGATCCCACTTCCATCTCTTCGCAAGGAACTGCATCGAGTAGTTGACATCGCCCCTTTTGCGCAGGACTACAGACTCACCATCCATAGTCCTGCGGTCCTTGTAGTTGGCAAGCATGATAAGATCTATCCATGCGCTTCTCTTGTCGAACGGCTCTTTTGATTTCCATATCCAATGGTCCTCTATTTCTCTTTGAATCTTGAACCATCCTGTCATGATTTACTCCTACTTACTTTCCTCTACTACTTCCGGTTCTACATCAATGACTTCATCGTCTGCATATCTCGACTCGTCATCCGGGATCACAAAATCATCCATCTTAGCTTCCTGGTCCTTAGCCAGCTCTTCCTTGAAGTTCAGTGTGACTTCCTCATTATTCATCGCCTTGACGAATTCTGACTTCAGAGGAGCATATTTCAGGGCCTGTTTGATGACTGTCTTTTTAGCCATAGCCTCGAAGTTAGTGACCCACGGAGAGAAGCTCTTGGCCTGGCTGTACTTGTCTCTGTGCTTCTCGATATCCTCTCTGCTCATTACCTCGAAGCCGTATCCGCCTGACTGCAGCTTATAGACTGCATACACCCATACCATCTCACCCTTGTTTCTCAGGGCCGGCTTATGCTTAAGCTTAGGCTCCAGTCCCAGCTCATAGTCGAACTCATCATTCTCATATACGATGTGAGCCTCGATGCTCATGAACTCTCCGGATCTGTGTGCCAGTTCGATGAGGCCTCTGTATCCGATCTGGAACTGAGCTTCCTTATAGAACTTGCCGGTTCGCTTATCCTTCCTGTTGTATGGGATCAGATAGGCCTGTCCGAGCGGAGTATTAGGCTCCAGGCCGAGTGCTGCAGCCTGAAGCATCGCACCAATGAATGATGATGGTGTACATTCTCCGAGATCCGGATTCATGGTCACGGCTGTTGTTGCCATCCTGGTGAATCTCTCCGGAGTGATAGCACTTGGAAGTGCCTTAGAGATCGCATACTGCGATTTGTTTATCCAGTCCTTCATGGACATCTGCGGAGCCTGCTGGTTCTGTGCAGGCACGTTTACTTTTGATCCTACCTTTACTGTGTTAGCTGCCATTTTATTTACTCCTTTACAATTTCCATGATTGATACACCCAGGACATCAGCTATGCGCTTGATGCTTGATGGGTAATGCGTCTTGTTCTGATAGATCACTGAGACTGTTATCCCAGCTTCCTCACACATCTTGGCTATCGACAGGCCATTCTCTAAAGCCAGTCTCTTCACCTTATCTTTGTCTATCGCATATCTTCCTGTTCCCATTACAGATTCCTCGTTCTAAATACTCTGAATTTACTTATTTCTACAAGCTCTTTGTAGATCGCAGGATACTTTGCTTTGAGCTTTGCCGGTGATACGTTAGGCTTCGTCTGATTCTTCCACGAACATCCGTAAGCATCACCTACACCTACCTCGTTGTCTCCGAGCTTTGCGCAGATCCTTGCCTTAAGCTCTTCGGCCTTTTCGTGATATTCCTTTTCAAGAGCCTTGAATGCTCTGTAGTCTTTGACCATAGGATCAAGGCCCCATATAGCGATCTCTGTATTCTTCTGTCCTTCCGGATAAAGCTCTTTGAGAGTCTCCAGTGAAGAGTCGCTGCCATCCGGAGCCGGCATGATGTTCTTCTGGATGTAGTGTGTCCAGAACTTTACTTCCGCCTCTCTCAGGCCTTTGATGAATTCTTCGTCACGTTCTATAGTGATCACATACAGGCCCTTCTGCAGGACCAGGATCGCCAAATACATCCTGTCGAATCCCATGACCATGCAATAGTGCTGGCACTGACAGAAGTAATGCGAAGGGATCTCATCATCCTCAAGATTGTAGCCATTGAAGCTGCCCATCGTCTTGCATTCAAGGCCGGCATTCTCACCCACGATCCTTCTGTCTACATTCGCAGTGATGAAGTCATACTCATCATCCGCATACATGAAGAAATCATTCCTGACCTTCTTTCCAGTCTTTTCCATGAATCTCTCAGCTACATATGCTTCGAGATCTGTTCCGAGTCTCATTGCTTCAGAAGTTTCCTTGTCTTTTGACATGCCCTTCTTATCGGCATATAATGAAATCTGGGATGCGTACTGATTCATGTTCACACACACAGCTGAATCAGATCCGCCTATGCTTGACTTGCGAAGTTTCAACCACTCTTCGTGAGTCAGCTTTTTTGTATCAGCTATTTTTCTTGCCATTGTCTTAATCTCCTAACAGTTCCTGTATATCTGCTCCGCCTGCTAACATCTCCGCCAGGCCGATAAGTGCCAGCTCTGCGCTGCTCTTGCCTTCAAGTTTCGAGTAGCATCTTGAATACTCCCTGTTCCACACCTTGTCAAATTCTTCCGGTGTGATATCGTTCTCTTCTTTTGCTATGGCCTTAAGCATTGCGAGTTTCCTTGCCATATCTCTGACTGTGTTGCTCAGGCTGTCAAGCATTTCAGCCTGCCTCTCTTCTTCAGTCATGTTGGCGATCATCTCTCTTGTAAGTTTCATGTTTGCTCCTTCCTAACTTGCTGCTATTGCTATAACCATTCCCAGGAACACTGCTGTCAGCATAAGTTCCACAAATGCGTATCCGAGTACGGTCATGATCTTGTTCTTCATGTCTATGCTCCTTCCCTTGCATACTCCAGGTACTCTTCCTGCTTATCCAGTCTTGCCTCTTCCGACTTCTTACTTCCTCTGAGATCCTCGATCTGTTCCTGCAGCTTCTGTCTGCAGCGTCTGATGCTCTCGAAGCTTGGAAGATTCTTGTCCTTGATGACTGCGCCCCACGGTTTGTAGTAATCCACTCCGTAGTATTTGCCATACAGAGTCTTGATCAGCTCTCTGTCATCATCTCTTGTTCCCGGATAATCTCTCAGGATCCTCTCTACCATCTGATGTATAGTCAGTATCTTTGCCATGTCCTCACCTCTCAGTCATTCAGCACGTGCATATGATCTTTTCTTTTCTCGATCACTGCCCATACAGCCTGAGTGAATCTTTCCAGATCTCCACATACGATCATGCTCTGATGCTTTGGATTGAGTGCCTGGTAACTGGACCACTGATCACCACCGTTGAATACGATAGTTGTCCACATCCATCCCTGACCGTAATCAAAGTAGATATTTTTGACTTCGAACACTCCTTTATCTTCAGGATCCATCTCTGCGTTAAGCAGCTTAGCTGCAGCTTCGAGTCTCATGTACTGCTTGGTGTGTTCACCGAAAACCTTGATTGCTCCCACGTTCAACTCTGTGTACTCCTTTCTTACGTGCTTTCCATCATGCTCTATCATGTTCTGCATTAGCCTGTCTCCTTTCATCTGCTTCCTTGTATGCTCTGCAAACGAGCCATTCATCCAGTGCCTTCTCCGGCACAAGCCAGTTCCTGCCGATCCTGATTGCAGGTATCTCACCCTTGCTCAGCATCTCCAGAGTCTTTGACTTGCTGATGCCGATCCTCAGTGATGTCTCACCTGCGGAAAAAGTTTTCTTATCCATTTACCACTCCTCTGTTTCATCCCATCCGGGAGATCTATCTTCGTTGAAGAGATACCATCCGTCATCATCTGCCGATGTTTCTACTTCAGGTTCTTCATAATCACCGATGCCCGGAAGATTGTAGTAACTCATATCGCTCCTTTCATGGTTAAGCATCGTTTAACTCTTCAGGCAAAATAAAATTCGCTGTACTCGGCCTGCCTGATATCCAGGATCTCCGACCACTGGATGATCTCCTTCTGAGATATCCCGGCCTTGCCCTGGAGCTTCTTGGACATCTGTGTCCTTGAAATTCCAACAGCATCAGCGAATGCACCTATTGAGCCAAACTTCTCAATGATTCTGCCTCTCAGCTTCTGATACTTGAAGTTCATTCTTTTCTCCTTTCATTTGTATTTGGATCACTTCCTGACCCACTGTGAGTTTAACACCGTTTAACTCTGCAGTCAACACTTTTGTTAAAATTTATTTAACTATTTGTTTAATTGCATCAAACTGTAGTATTATATATTTGTGGAGAAGGAGATTAAGCCATGAAGAACATAGAGACAGCAAGGAGATTGCAGGACGCACTCGACAGAAAAGGTATGACTGCTGCTGAGCTGGCGAAGAAATCCGGAGTAAGCAAGGCATCTATCAGTCAGTATATCAACGGATCACATGCACCATCCAACATAAGCAGCGCAAAGATGGCAGAAGTCCTGGGAGTAAATGCGTTATGGCTTATGGGATTTGATTTGCCGGATGCAGACTACGTTGTCTATGGAGATCACTGGCAGGTCCTTGTTGAGGCGCATAAGGATCTGAATGATGAAGGAATGAAAAAGCTGGCAGAGTATGCAGCTGATCTTGTGGCATCGAAGAGGTATGAAAAATGAGTACAGATCAACTTGTAACAATCGGAGCTGTCATCGTAGGGATCCTGATTGTGATCAGATTCATTATGAGAATAATAGGCAGCCGTATGGAGTATAAGCAAATCCAGAAGAATATGGAGCAGTTCAAGAACAATGGCTACCAAGACAAACACAGAGATCAACGGTCATAAATACTTCAAAATCACACGCACCATCGGTCACAAGATGGTTGATGGTAAGAAGATTCCTGTTAAGAAGCAGTTCTATGGTACATCCAAAGGCAATGCTGAGAAGCAGTACGATGATTATCTGAAAGAACAGGCCCGGATCAAATACGAAGGTGAGCAGTTCAAAGATATTGCTACCTTCAATTATCGTGCAAATGAATATATTGACAATGTTCTTAAAAAATCTAATAAGTATTCGGACGGAACTAAGCAGCTTTATGAAGGAGCCTACAATAAGCACATCAAAGGATCCTGGCTGGATGATATGCGTGTCCGGGATATAAAGGCTGCTACGATCCAGAAGTTCTACAATGAAAAGGATGTCAGTAAGTCTACCCTGAAGAGGATCAACAAGTTCATGTCTGCTCTGTATAAATGGATGGTCCTGAATGACTACGCAAGTAATGTCCTTGTAGGTGTCGAGCTTCCGGAAAAGGAAGATACTAAGAAGCATGATGAGATTGTTATCTGGGATGACAAAACGCTGCATTACCTGGTAAGCCAAAATTTTGACTTTAGAGCAGATTTTCTTATCAAACTGATGTCTTACTCAGGAATGAGAATTGGTGAGTGCCTCGGCTTAAAATATGAGGATATCTACGATGATACGATACATGTCATCCGGCAGTATAATCTCGGCAGCATCAAACCACCGAAATACAATTCCAAAAGAGACATCCCTATGCACCCTGATTTAATCATGGCATATAACCGGCATAAGGAATGGCATCAGCAGGACATGAAGAAGAATAAATACAAGACTGAGTACGTGTTCACCACCAAGACCGGAAACCTGTATGATGTTCATGACCTGCGCAGATCCTTCCAGAGATTCTATGAGGATCACAAGATCGAATATAAAAACTTCCATGTGTATCGTGCCACCTTCTGCACCAATCTGTGCAAGGCAGGTGTTCCACTGGAAGTCACATCTAAACTGATGGGCCACAAGTCGCTCGAAGTCACTGCAGCACACTATGCGCTGATCCAGAAGGAAACTAAAAAGAGTGCTATCGAAAAACTCAAATTGTAATTTAACTACTTTTTAAATACTTTTGCAGAGAAATAATACGAACCAAAGAGAACTAAACGGAACTGTTCGGAAAAACCAAACAACTGAAAAGACCTTGAGATTTCAACGGATTGAAGTCCTCAAGGCCTTTATTTTGGTTGCGGGGGAGGGACTTGAACCCTCGACCTCCGGGTTATTTTTTTGCCTTGATTTTTCAATGTTTACTCTGTTTCATGTGAAACATTAACTACTTTTTAAATACTACAAAAGAAAGAGCCACAGGTGCTTAACCCGGTACACCTGCGACTCTTCCCTCAAGTTATTGTTCCAAATGCGTAAGGAGTAAATAAATCTGAAAAACATTCTCATGGACACCTATATTATAGATCTGTCCATAATAGTTTTCGACCACAACCTTAGTTCAGGTATGTGAGAGGATCAACGTAAGACCCATTTACCATGACACCGAAGTGCAGGTGAGGACCGGTACTGTTACCAGTTGATCCTACATTACCTATCGTCTGGCCCTGAGCTACCGTATCACCCACATTGCAATCCCACCAGGACAGATGGCTGTACTGAGTGACAGTTCCGTCATCGTGCTGTATCTGCACAGTCTTGCCGGCACCACCGTACCATCCAGCCATTATTACTACACCACCGTCAGCTGCAGCAACAGGATCACCCATGTTACCTGCAATGTCGAGGCCCTGATGGTTAGTTGATCCGATTCCGCCAGGTGAATGTCTGTATCCGAAGTTGGATGTGATCTGTCCATTGATAGGCCAGTTATATACTCCGGTACTCTTCAGTCTCTCAGCATACTTACCGTCACTTTCCTTATACTTCTTCAGGTCGATCCGGTTACGATTCTTGTATGCCTTCTCGAAATCTTCATAGCTAAGGCCTGCTCTGATCAGCGGAACAAGTTCTTCCACCATAGCATCCTCATCATTGAGTCTGAATGCTACCTTCAGTTCCTTACATGTCTGAGACTTGTAAGCCTTTTCCGATAGCTCTTCCTCAGTGACACCATGAAGCAGCATGAATTCCTTCATCCTGGTCTGCTGCTCAATCTGCTCATCAGTAGGATCATAGATGATCGTCTTGGCCCAGTTCTTCTTGTAATGGTACAGCTTCTTTTCATTAAGGAAGTCACGGCTTCCGCCTGCATCTATGAAGAGCTGTTCGATCTCTTCTGCTCTCTCAAAGTCACCTTCAGACAGTGCTTTACCATAGCCTGAAAGCTCTGACTTATCCCACAGCTTATTGTCATACTCTGCTCCGGAGTATTCTGACAGACTGTTTCTGAGCTTCTCGACAGTCTTTTCATGTTCCTTCTGAGCCTGTGCTGCTTCAGCTGCAGCGATCTCAGCAGATGTCAGATTGACACCGAATTGATTAAGGAAGTTATCTACTATAGATCCGTCCTGGACCCTGAAAGGAGCATCGTTGTATGTCCACAGTCTTACAGCTGAGCTTACCTTGTCAGAGTCATCTGATCCTGACTTCTTATTGTTGCTGCTGTTGTTGGATGATGTCTTTCCTGTTCCGGATCCTGACGAGGACCCACCGAGCATATCCTGTATTGAATCGAGTCTATCACCAATATCTGAAAGGAATGAAGGATGTACACCGAAGATATTCAGAACAGCCTTACCATCCTTCAGGATAGTTCCGAACGGAGTTCCGGTCAGATAACCGATACCGGCAAGCATGTTCTCCCACCATGATTTGTTACTCTTGACAGTATATGCTCCGGTCAGCTGTGCATAACCATCTGCAAGCTGCTTCCATCCCTGGAGCGCAAGGTTACTTGTACCCCATCCATCAAACAGTGATGAAATGTCCTTGATGTAATAGATGTTGTTCCACAGCTTCAGATTATCCTCGAAGTTAGCAAGTGTGTTTGCCCACCACAGGCCGATAGCTGTTCCGTCATCATCGTCATCATCTCCATCAGGCTGCTTGCCTCTGACAGCATCCCATACCGCAGCGAATGCAGCTGTTGCGAATGCCGACAGCACGAACACTCTGCTGGTCTTGCCGACAAGCTTCGCAGCTCCGGCCTTATCACCGGTCTTGTACATCTCGACTGCATTCACAAAGCCATCTCTCACCATGTTGAATGTAAGTGTAGGCTCTGCCATAAATGATGTAGCCATCTTGACCAGGATCTGCTTATCTCTCATCGCATGTGATCTGTGGAACGGAGAGTCTACTACCTGAGTCAGGTCTACTACTTCTGTCATTCTCTCGTTGCAGAGATCCCAGAATTCATCGGACCCTTCCTTGACATTCGGATGCTTGTCTCTGATCTCAGCCTTGCACATCTGCCATATAGCTGTCCATGTGACATTATCCGCAGCACCGTAGATATCAGTCATCTTATCCTCAAGCCAGTTACCGTTGTTCATCATGATATCTTCAATGGATTTACCCATGTTGATATCGTAGTAACCCCATGACTTCCAGAGAGCGATAGGACAATGCTCGAACATTTCATTCATTGCTTCCTTCTTTACCTTTGGTGTGATGCCTTTGACTACATCCAAAAGGTTAACTCCCTTCAGATACTTAGGAGAGATAACTGCGAATGCTCTCATGATAGCTGTAGGCTGCTGCAGTGCGACTCTACCATTCGCAAACACAGATGCCTTCTTAGCATTACCGAGTGCAGCATTCATCATGTTGTCGATTCCGGTCACTCTGCCCTTGCTGACATTACCATTCAGATCTCTCATGAATGTTGAGATGAATGTTGTAGCCTTCTGCGAGTAAGCATGTGCTACGGCCTGCTTTACAGAATAGTCAGAGCCATCTTCTCTCAGAGCATGGTAGTTGTATACCTTCATGAAATCATTCATGGATTCTGAATAAGCATTATACAGGTTCATGTTGTTGCAGTGCGTAGAAACTACAGTGAAGATATCATCAATCGCTATAGCATTTCTTGCACCCGGCTGTACTGCCTTAGTGAATCCGAAGTTCCGGATCATGTCCACAAACTGATCAGCTGTGAAGTCCTCTTCCAGTGCAGCCTTATCTGACTGGATTGGGAAGTAATCAGGATCCTCAAAGAGATCAATGCCGATAACTGCCCTGGATGCTTCATTACCCCATGCAGCCATCTTTGTAGCCATAAGCTGCTGCAGCTGGTCAGCTACCTTCTTCTGATCAGGAGTAAGTGATGTGCAGATCATCTTGATATCACCATCAGTGAGGATAGTCGGCAATGCCCAGTTGGTTTTCCTCTTCAGATCTGTTTCCAGTTTTGCCTGGAATGATACCGGCTTCACTACAATACCTGCACCCACCATATGCTGATATGCCTGTGGCCTCTTGGAGAGACAGTAAAGTGACATCATCTGTGCCGGTGTCAGTCTGACCTCATCACCATTCTGAAGCTTGAATGTATTCGTAGCCTTTGCCAGTCTCCAGTTCTCGATCTCTTCAGCACCATACTTCTTCCAGAGCTTACCACCACTATGGTATGGACTCAGGATCTCTTCCATCCATCCGTTGAGCTGCTCCTGATTCTTGACATATTTATCGAAGGACCTTCTCAGCTCCTTGAACATCAGACCAAGGCCGGTGTTATTAGGATCTATCCGCTTGAACAGATATGCCGGAGTCATTTCATCCATGTTAACGATCTTGTCTACTGCTCCGAGGAAGTTATTGTAATCCTTGCCCGGTCCGAACAGCTCTGCGTGTTTCAGTGCTGAATCTACCTGAGCCGTACCAATGTCTGCAGCCTGTGTTCTCTTTGCTCCGGTCCTGACAGTTTCATAGAATGTGAATTCATGCTTTAGAGCCTTGAGAAGTTTATCTATCTTCTTAAGCTCATCCACGCTCAGCTCATCAATGGTCTTGCCTTCGATTGACATTGCCTCATTGTAGGAGCCATCTCCTTCCCTTCCGAGAAGCTCATCAATGATATCTGTGATCGAGTCATTGAGATGGAAGAATTCAGACTTAGCTTCAATACTATTGATAGCCTTCTTCATCGCTTCCATCTTGATGGTCTTTTTACCCTTCTGACCTCTTCTCTCTTCTACCTTCTTTGAGCCTACAGTCTGAAGATCAAACGCAAACAGCAGTCCGGCAAGCTCCTTCTTGTACTGTTCAGGGATGTGCTTATCCTTAGTATTGGTCAGCAGTCTCTCAGACAGCCAGTCATAACTCTTCACGATGCTGTCAAAGTATTTTTTGTGAGCCTGTCGCTCTTTTCTTCTCTGCTCTTTGACCTGCCACTTAGCACGTTCTGCCTTGATGCCTTTGTCTCTCTGCTCTTTGACCTTGCGCAGAGCTTCCTTATGTCTCTGCTTCAGGGCCTTAGTCTGCTTATCGTATCTGTTCTTATACTTGTCAGCGATAGACTCATATGGTTTTCCTTTACCATAGACGATATCTGAGAGATCATAAGCGATGTCTGTTGCGATGCTTGCAGCCTCTTCTGAAGAGTATGCTTCCTTGTATGGCTGGATAACATCAAGTACATGCTCGATCTGCAGCAGCTTATCAGGTGGAGTCATATCCTCTTCCTCATCAAACCACTCAGGCCATCTCTCACACATCTCCTGGTAGATCTGATCTACATTAGTCTCACCCTTGACGAGCTTCATTCTGCCGTAGTTGGCCTTCCTGAATGCTGCATAATCCACATCGCTCCAGTATTCTTCTCCGAGCTGGATCTTTGTGGTCCTCAGATAATCTCTCAGGTCCTTGTAGTTGTTGAATGTCTCGTCATTGATGAATTCAACATCTTCAATCATTCTCATTGCAGAATGCCACAGCAGCGCATCAGCTACATCTATCCGGCCCTTCTTAGCAAACTGATATGCCAGGCGGATATCTATGAGAGTCTTGTTAACAGTCTCCGTCTTGTACTGTCTGCTTGTATCGGAATTCTTCATGACTCCCATTACAAGCTGTCTGACATCCTTCTTTACAGAACGCAGATCAAGCACTTCACCGTCAGTCAGCCATCTTTCATTCCACTCAGCATTGAGTCTTTCCATGAAGTCAGCTCTGGATCTTGCCATTCTCTTACGGCCTTCTTCCAGAACAGGATCATCGAACACAAGATAGTCAGTATATGAATTCAGTCCGGCATAGAAATCATTTATCTTCTCTTCCGAGAACGATTCTGCGTAGTGTTCTATCTGCTCTTCCGGTTCATCCATGAGAGTCTCATAGTATGCCAGGGCCTCATAGGATGTATCCATAGCATCATCGTATGCCATCTTACTCTGAGCTTCCTCATCATCTGAGATGCTGTATCTGATGTCAGGATTGTTTGTAGGATCAGTGTTGCGAGTATCCTTTACCTGTTCTGAGTTAAAGGCAACATAAATATCTGAGATAGACTCTTCTTCGCCAATATCAGTTTTATTGTCAACATCTATGATATCTCGGAATATGACTCCATCGTGGCCCATATCCTCAGCATATTCTGCCCACTCTCTTGTATTGTAGCCATATTCATCAATCATAGCTCTCATGTCGGCAGTATCAATTCTGGTATAAGTGTCATACTCAAGCTCCGGCAGAAGCTCCTCGGCTATTCCATATCCGAAATCATTGCCATCTTCAAAGCCAAAGACTTCATTTATTACGCCTTGAACATCATCAGCATTTGCAGGAACATCAAATTCTTTTATACCATTTCCGCCAGTGTATATTTCGACTCGAACATGCTTGTTTCGCTCCAGTTCATCTGCTGTAGCTCTGAGCTTATTGCCACCTTCAAGTGGATGATCCTCACCGAAAATCTCATCATTCTGTGCTGCTTTATTCCTAAACCATGAAGGATTTTTAATCAGCACATTTGAGCCATCCTTTATTACAGAACCGCCATTGACAATACTGTTCCATTGCTGTCCTTTGCCTTCAATGACCAGCGGATTCTCAAGGTTCAGATATACTTGATAATAGCCTGCCTGCGGAACAGGATCGGCGGAAACCTTGTTCAAGAGATCTTCCAAGCTATCCCCTTCGTATCTGTTCCACTCAATCTCTTCGCCTATATCATATGGAATTCTTATGCTGACTTTGTAATTGGCAATTTTAGGATCATCTTTCTGCGCTAATTCAAGCCATGTATTGTAGTCATCTTCATAGCTGTCTGCCAATTCAAAGTTTGCTGCTTTTCCATTGTCCTTTCTATAAAGGCCCCAATCCAGGTTATCCGGTGTGAGTTCATTGTCCCAATCAAGGCCTGCAGCAAGGTATGCATCTTCTGCATAGTCCAACAGCTGATCCCATGAGGTTATCTCTGCATCACCATCACCAAGTCGATCCTCGTCAGTGTAAAGGTATTTGCCCACATATGTATTCGCCACATCTTTGTTGCTTGAAAAGAATAGGCTCCTTTTATCATCAGAATACGAAGGATCAAATATAGTGAAACCGCCCATACTTGAAGCATGGTAGACTGGAACTAACTTACCCTGTTCATCCCTTGCCTGAGAGTTAGCAAAGTATTCCATCTGACCATCTGACAGGATGTTTCCGTCCGCATCTGTTGTAGGCAGGCTGTAGCGGATGTCATTATTCGTAGGATCGAATCTTTCTGACAGAGAAATCGGACTCCCATCCTCATCATATGTAATTGCGTCTGATGACTTAATCTGTGTTGGATCTAAAAGGCCGTAGCAGTTTGCCCCATATTCAATGGTATGAATTGAATCATAACCCATCTCTTTAACAAGCTCTGCAAACTTCTGCGTGTTAACAATAGTCCATACATCTCCAACCATCCTCGGATCTTCTCCTAAGTATTTGAGCAATTCTGATGGAGTCATATTAACTGCAGATGCTACATCTCTCAGGCCTTTGTTAGCACGCTTATCTTGCTCTTCAGGATCAAGGAGCGAATCGTTTTGCTTTTCAAAAGCGTATCGATCTACTGAGTCTCCTAAATCAAGAGTGTTCTGAACATTTATATAGCCTTCAAGAACGAAGCCTTCCTCATAGTCATCTGAGAATGGCTCACCATATGAAGAGTAATTCAAAGCATAGTCTTCATCTGTAGTCACATAGATAAAGCCAGACCTTTTTTCATAATCACCATATTTTGCTCTAATGTTGTCAGAAGGATTCCTAAATTCTGTAAACTCTTCACTTAGGCTGCCGTGAAACATTTTTACTGGTGTATAGTCTGCAAGTCTTGCTGCATCATCGACCAATTCCTGCGCTCTATCCCAATCAATTGGATGACGAGTAGCCTTGTTATACTCTTCGTCCATCTCCGGAGTTATTGAAAATCTCTTTGCCAGCTTCTCAGAAGTAGTAGTCTGCTCTGCCAGCGTTCCCTGATCAATCATCGTCTGGATCTCATCAACGATGTCACCAATCTCAGCTGATCTCTTAGCCTCAAGCTCTGTATCTTCTGTAAGGCCTTGCTCGATCAAGCTTGCCATACTGCCAAACGCATCTGATTCTGTAGGGAACCGCATCTGAACATCGCCCTGTGGCTTGAAGTTTCCATCATTATCCAAGAGTGCAAAGTCCTCAAGGAGCTTGTAGTATCCAGGATTGATAGAGCCATCTTCCATATAAAGGAATTGTGAGAACTTAGGTGTGTAGTTGTGATCATTACACCAGTCAGCATATTCCTTGACAAGATCCTGCACGTTGCCCCACTCAGACTTAGGCAGCATATTGCCATCTTTATCATGGCTAAGCTCAAACAGTTTATTATCCCAGTCAAAATCCTTTGATAATGCCTTACCGTTTTCATCCTTAGTGTTCTGTGAATCCTCATAGTTAGTGAACCTATCGACATTAGTCATGGCAGCTACAATAGGATTCAGTGATGATTTATGGTAAGGAATAACCATCTGTATTGTAGGATCAGCAAGCATTTTTCTTATTTGCTCATCGGATATACCTACAGCAATTGTTCCGCAGTTATCCTTGTACCCTTCTGCCTGCTGAAGTTCCATTGCCTCGTCATAAGGGAATGTACCTTCTTCATTCCAGATGTAATTCCCATTTGCATCAAGGCCCGGAGCCACACCATCCGGTACTACATCCGGAACAAGTGACAGATTTATCTTGGCTCCTGTCAAACCAAACTGTCTTGCAAACAGAACTTCTTTTGTATAAGCATGGGCCGGCAGTTTCTTTGCTGCCAGATCTGCAATGACCTGAACATAGTCGAATACCATCCTCGGAACATAATCTGAGAATGACTGAATACGGACACCACTTACAGCATATGCCTTGCGTCTATCGAATGACTTAGAGTTGATGATCTCATTGAGATACTGAACATCTCCAAAGGATGATTTCGCACCACCTGTACCCTTCTTAGCATTGTAGATTTTCATCAGCTTAGGATTCTGGATCTGCATGTTTTCAAATCCTGTTGATGCCATCATGTCACCGATCCTCATCAGCTTTCTCTGTGATGGATCTTTAAGAAGCAAACGTGCAGCCTTAGCCTCAGCTGTATTTACAGGTTTGCCATCTTCCTTCTTTGCATTAGCAATCTCTTTAAGGTGTGTGAGATCAAGGTCCTTGCTATCCATTGTGTGAATACCATCAGGAACATCCTCAATGGTATTATCCTCACCAAAATTGAAGTACGCTATCTTACTCTTGTCAGAGTACATAGACTCAACAAGACCATTCCACATATCTCTGAATGTTGTAGCTGTCTGCTGCTGCCTATATCTTCTGGCTTCTACAAAACAAAGCGCACAAGCAGCCTCAAAGTTATGCTGGCGAATCAAGTCATTGATATTGACCACCATAGCAGCACTTTCGTCCTTGTTGAAGTCAAGACGCTCAAGCATGCCTCTGCTGATCATCTCTCTGAATACTGCATCAAGTGTTCTTCTCTTCTTACATATTGTTGAGAAGTCGATGTTCATCTTGTACTCAGAATTCTTCTTGATTGCTGAGAATACAGGCTTACCCTTACTGTCATAGATAACATCCGCATTCGACCATGCAGTGAACGGAGCAAACTTACCAGTGTCAGCAAACTCTTTGCTGATCTTGTAGATAGTCTCCAGCTCATTCATCATGTCATCAGCTTCCTGCTGTGACAGCTCACCCTTCTTGACCATCCTGTTCAGATAATTCTGATATATCTTACGGCCTTTGCTCTCATATGAGGAAATGGAAAATCTGACGGAACCATTGTCCTGGAACTCGGCAACAGGCTCACCATTGCTGTCTTCCACAACACTGTTCGTCTGATCCAGCTGATCTATATCCGGCATTTCATCAATAGAATAGCTTACAGGTTCTTCGGTTTGCTCTTCCGTTGCTGTCTCTCTTGCATTCGCATCCCAGTCATCTATCATCTGCTCAGCTCTCTGCTGCTGTGCTACCTTTGCTGCTTCCAGCCACAGCCTCTGAGCCTCATCCCAGATACCAAGCTGTTCGAAGAATGCGTCCTCATGTTCCTCTGCTACATCACCGGATGCCAGGATAGCTCTCAGCTTACGCAGTACGGACCTTATAGCATTGATGATCTGATTCGCCAGGGAAGGTTCCTCAGTGCAGATCTGCGAAATGAAATCAGGATCTGAACTCATCTCTCCCATAGCATCAGCTATGACTTCCTCAAGGGCCTGCTCTTCGGAAAGGTTCTGTCCTACCTGTGCCTTGTAGCTGTCCTGCTTTCTCTGAATCGCTGCACTAAACGCATCAGCATCGTTCTTATACCATGCTTCCATGACTCGATTCGATAATGCCAGGTATTCGTTAGGCGCATAAATCGCAATGTGATGCGTAATCTCATGTAACGCAACTGCAATAATGTTGCGCTCCATATCATTACCACCATTAAGCAGCATAGTGCCAGTTTTCGGATCATACGATCCATTAGAGTATGCAGTCTTTTCTTTCCCATTCCTATCAACGTACTTATATTCAAAGAATTCACTCGGCAGAAGTCTGATGTTGATTCCGAATTCACTCGCAATCGACTCAAGCACAGCACGTTCCTTCATGCCGATATCTTCACCGGTTTCATTAGTGAACTTGCCGTACTCTGTCTGCTCTGCTTCAGACATATCCATTTTGTTTGTAGACTCACCGGCAGTGATCTTTGCATTGTAGTAAGGATTCTCTGCTATAGTCTTATCTCTTTTCGCAGCTTCATAGACATCATGAAGAGCTTCCTGTGAGAGGCCCGGATACATATCACTCAGATTCGCTGAGACATCATCCCATGTGTCCTCAGTGTATCTTCCATACTCATATACGTTCTGAGCAGCAGAAGCCATGAGTCCGTATGTATCCTCGTCTGCAGGATCAACCGTACCCAGAGCAACAGTCATAGCCTTGTCACCTTCTGATCCGATCCTCTGAGCCATCTGCTCCTTAGTGATACCTCTGGTCTGGTCCTTGAAATTCTCAGTCTCAGCACGTGCTGTCTCGATGAAGTTATCGGCAGCCATAGTGAAAAGCGCATCCTTTGTCGCAGCATTTGTTGCAGCATAATCGACTGCACCGCTGGATGTCTTTACTACATACTGACCGAGATCAACACCTGTCACCTTCTCGAACGCATCTCTCACTGCAGTGTTTGTGTAGTTCAGTGCATTTGCATCATTAATCGTGAATGCTCCTGTCTGGAATCCGGCAATAGCTCTGCTGCCTACTGCAAGCTCAGAATCAGACAGAGACAGCTTCTGCTCTTTATCAATATCTCTTAATACATTCTCAGCTTCCTGTGCGCTATCGTTGTATCTCTGAGTGATGATCTTGTCACCCTGGATGTTGCCCTTGTCATCTCGCATGATCATAGGTGCAACAAGCTTCTCAGACTCAAGAGTGTCAGCGACTACATTGTTCTTAGCCACTACTCTTCTTGTGTCCTTTTCAACCTGCTGTGCCTGAGCTGCAGCCAGCTCATATACCTGTGAGGATGTCAGCTCCTTGCCGGCATTGAGCCTGTCTCTTGCTACCTCACCACGCTTAGATGCCTCAGCATCCTCATAGTTCATGGCAGACTCAGCAAGTGTGCGGATACCATCAGAACCAAGATTGTCTCTGATCACAGAACCACGCATGGCTGTTGTGGCTGTTCCCGGAAGGCCTGTTGTCATAGTCAGAAGTGTTGTCGATGCAAGAGTATCGAGAAGCTCTGCCTTGTCCAGGTTCTTGCCGTATGAGAATTCACCCTTCGACAGTGTACTTGCGATGTCCTTCTCCAGTGATTCCATTGTTTTGGTATCACCGGTCAGACTCGCAGTCATGTAGTCACGCATCTTCTCAGCGACTTCCTCAGCCTTCTTCTCACTCAGGCCAGCTTCCATGTACTGCTGCTTGTTCTGATCAAGCCACTCAGAAGAATTCAGATATGATGCTACCCTTCTCGCATCATCCTCACTCTGTATGGATGATCTCAGCTGATCGCTCTCGTTCTGCAGGTCAGCCATCTTCTGTCTGGTCCTGACATTTCTACCATAAGAGAATTCCTTGATAAGAGGATCCAGTCCCCATCCTGCAACTTCTTCCAGGTTCTCTTCTGCAGTACCACCGAGAAGCCTGATGCCTGCTCCGGTAAGATCTGCAGCAGTCCTGTTCGCCATGTTCTTAGTGAGATTGTTTGCTACTCTCTCAGCCAGCGGAAGTCCTGTCTTTTTGGCATAGCCTTTTGCAAGACCAACACCAGGGAACATAAGCTCGGTGCCTACTTCCTTTATAGCCTGCCATGCAGCGTATGCCCTGTCCTCGGCCTCTGTAGCACCTTCCTTCTCTGCCTGTCCTCTTGTCTGTCCGTATGTCCTTGATGCCATTGCAGCCAGCGAACCACCCTGAGTACCAAGTCCGAGTGCCAGGTCAGTGAGCATTCCGGTTCCGGATTCAACAGCACCATAGTAAGCCTTTTCTACACCAGTAGCACCGTTGACCTTTTTATCCCATGCCTGCTGTCTCTGGTCCTGTTCCTTCGCCCACTTCTCTCTGTCGAGCTTTGCCTTCTCTACAGTCTGCTTTTGTCTCTGCTCCAGCTTGCGCATCTCTTCAGGATTATCCTGGATGCCCATCTTTATGGCCTTAGCCTGTGTGCCATTCTTGTTGGATGCGGTCATCTCTGTAAGATCAGCTATCGTACTCAGATGTCCGGATACAGTATCCTTGACAGCCTTCTTGACCAGGGAAGGAGTATTCTTTATTGCTCTGTTCGCAGCTTCCTGAGTCTCCCTGGAAGCCATGCTGTTGAGGCCCATCTTCTGTCTCTGGGCTTCTCTGAGCCTTTCCTGTCTCTTTCTCTCTTCACGAGGATCTCTTTCTATTCGGTTCTGACCGTACTTCGCAGTAAGCCTGTCAACAGTACGCTGTCCCTGTCTGGAGATAGTGCTGTTCCTCGGCTGTGTTTTTCTTGTGGCCTGCCTGCTGTTAGCCGGACCCACACCATACTTCTGTTGCAGTCTGTCTACAGTTCTCTGCGTCTGCTGTGAAACCTGCTGAGATCTGTTAGGCTGAGAGGATCCTGACGATGATCTTCTTACTGTCTGTGGTTTTGAATAACCACCTGTCATTTTCTGATTCTGTGCCTGCTTCGCTCTCTGAGACACAGAAGGAGACTGCACCTTCTGCTGTGTAGTCTCCTGTTTCTTCTTCTTAGGCTTCTTCACTTCCTTTTTTATTGAAGAAGCGGATTCTAAAAATTTAGCCATATTAAATTCCTTTCTGCTGATAGACAATTACACTGCCATCTCCTACGCAGTTATTTCTTCTTTTTCTTGCTTGCATTGTTTGCAGCTGACTTAGCGATAGCTGCTATGGTCTGCGGTACGTTCGGCTTAGGACCGGCAGCCTGTTTCTTATTGACCTGAGCTGCTGCCTTTTCGTAAACATTTTTCAGCGATGCGCTGGACCCACCACCTAAGTAACCTCTGCCACCACCGGAGCTTCTGCGACGGCCTCCGCCACCTCCGCCTCCGCCACCTCCGGAGCCGGCCTGCTGTAACTGGAACTGATAGATATCAGTGTCATATCCTTTGCCCCACTGGTAGTCAGCTACCCTGTCTCTGTACCTGCCATAAGCTTCGGTATCGAGATCCTTCCACAGGTTATAATTGTCCTGGAGCAGGCCATAGTTGCTTGCTGCTCTGTTGTAAGCATTCTGCTCAAACTCCGGAACAAGCGCAGCCAGTTCCTGGTTATACTGGTTACGTGCCTGCTGTGCTGCGGATACGGCATAGGATGTCTGCATACCACCATTAAGCGCTGCAGCTTCACCAAGTGTATCCTGTGCAGCCTGGTTACCACGTGCGCCATATACCTGAGCCATCGCCTGATACTGTGCGTCCTGAAGAGGATCGTACTTGAAGTTCATCAGGTTAGTCCTGGCAGTATCCATCGCTTTCCTTGCAGCATCCATCTGCTTTGTGTAAGCTGATGTATAGTTGCCTGGATTAGCAGCCTGGATGTAGGATATAGGATTATATGTTGCCTTCTTTGCCTTCTTTTTAGCCATATGAAACGCTCTCCTTTCTAAAGATTTCTACGCAAAGTTTAACGGAATTTAACTACCATTTCGCCCACAACCACTCCACGTAAAAAAGGAGCAGATGCTTTACACATCCACCCCTTTTCCGCAGCTTCATTTAAAATAAAGCCTACATTTTTTCCATGAGCTTCCTGATCTCACTTCTGGTCTGTTCATCCGGAGCCTTGTCCATGAGCTTCATAAGTTCCTCAGTCATCTCATCGTTAGCTCTCGAATATCTTCCCATTGAATCTCTCTTAGCATAGCGACCTCTGCCTCTTGCATAAGAAGCACCACCATCTCTGTAAGAGCCATCAGGTCTGATAAAATCACCTCTGCCATCATCTGCATAGGACATGTCAGCATATGACCCACCGTCTGCATATGATCCACCGGCATAGGATCCTCTTCTCGAATAGCCACCCCTTCTGGAATAACCATCCATAGCATTGCTGTACTCAGATTCCTCTGAAAGCATCTCGATCTTGAGGATATTCTTCTTGACCTCTGTGAGATTCTTGACATCTTCAAGATCAGTCCTGGAGAGCTTACCATCCTTAGCTACCTTGCGCTCCATTTCTTCAAGCTCATCACATACGAATTCCATCAGTTTGTGCATATCTGTTCCCCCTTTCTACGCTATCCTTGCGACAGTCAGGTTAGCATTCTGTACTTCGATAGCCGGAGCCGGAACAGTAGCAGGTGTTGCACTCTCAGATGTGTTCTCAACTGAGATGTTGAAGCAGCATCCCTTTGGCACAGTGATGATAGCTGTGCTTGTCACGTTGAAGAAGTTCACATTTGATGGTGCTGCCTCAGCAGCTGCAGCCGGAGTAGCGATAGCCTTTGATGTGAGGATAGGTTCTCCATCCAGGGCAAGTGCTACACTGATTGCAGCCGGAGCTGTACCACCTTCAGGCACTGCTATGTTTCCGTTAAATGTTACCTGGTATCTTGCAAAGCAAGCGTTTGGATTGTTGACGATGCCTCTGAGAGTTATAATCCCTGACTCGTTGCGATGAAAAACATAGTTCTTTCCGCAAGGGATAGATGTGCGAAGAACTACAGGCTGATTCGCATTTACTATCTGCCTATCGTTGTAAACAAACTCTGCCATGATGCACCACCTTTCTAGAAGTTTCCGTTACCGCATCCGCAGCCACAACCGCTGTTGTTACCGCAGGTGAAGATAGGTGTTCTTCCGTAAACAGGAGTAGTTGGAACAGGGCAGCTGTTCAGTCTGTTGTAGAGAGCATCTACCTCGTTAGAGAATCCCTGAGTGATCAGAGCATTCTGAGCTGTCTGTGACTCTCTGAATGAAGCCATGTTGAGAGCATTCTGCAGGCCGAGGTTCTCACGCTCTGCTGCAGCCAGCTGATTGCGTACTCCATCAAGCTCAAGCTGACATAATTTGTCCAGGATAGCTCTTGTTCCAGTTTCCTGACTTGCGATTATGTCTCTTGTATTGTTAGCATCCGCAAATCTTGTCATATTGCCTTCGTTCTGAACGATGTTCTGAGTCTGGCATGTTGCAAGTCTGTTCTCGCAGCAACAGTCAGCAAGCTGTGACTGCAGAGCGAATCTCTGATTCATGTCTGCCATCTGACGAGCATTAGCACTGATCTCACTCTGAGCAAATCCGTTAGCGATGCTTGCATTTACTCCTGCAAAGCCATTGCAGAGCTGTGTGCTGATATCACCGATGCCATCTCTGATAGAAGTTACTGAAGTGTTGAGCATCTGATCACGGAAACCATCATTGATAGTCTCAGTCTGATTCATCCACGGATAAAGGCTGCCAGCTCCACCATCGAAGCCGTTTCCGCCCCATCCATTGTTGCCCCATCCGAGGAGCAGGAGAAGGATGATCCATGCCCAGTCACCACCGAAACCCATGCCGTTTCCGTTTCCACCGTACATAGGTCCTACTGGCATTACCATGCCGTTTCCACTTTCATCTGAAAAAGCCATTATATTTTCCCCCTTGTAAAATGATTTATGTCATCACCTGTGCGCACCTGGTGTCAACATCTGCTGTATCTGCTGCGCCCTTTTCACAGCAGCATCGTACTGAGCCTGTGTTACTTTCCCGGAGTTGAGCATATCCTGGATCATCTGATTAGGATCTCCGCCACGGCTCTTCAGCTGATTTAGCTGTTGCATGAACTGCATTGGATTGATATTCATTTCTTAGCCTTCCCTTCTGTATCGGCAAATTTTGCCCTGAGAGACTCGATTTCCTCTTTAAGGAGTGACACATCCTCTTTGGTAGCAAAGTCGCTCTCAGCCAAAGCAGTCTTGCCACGTGACGAGTCTGTACGAATTGTGTAGTCGATAACTGTCATAGTCGGCAGGCCGGATGCATTAGCTGACTTGATGTAGATCACCTGCGACTCTGAATCCCAGAGAGTTACACTTGTGTTAGGTGCTACCATGTAGCTCTTCGCTCCTGCTTCGCCCTGTACCCACTTGATGTCTGTCACAGCCTGCTGCTGAGGCTGCTGCATCTGCTGTGGCTGATACATCTGCATCGGCTGATAGTTAGCCGGAAAATATGGATTGTTGTATGCCATTACTGTTCACCATCCTTTCAGAATTTTGGTTCAACATCCTTGTACCAGACATAAATCGGCACTTCTTTTCCAGAGTCCCAGGAATCGAAGTAATCACCATCCTGCACTGTGACGAGGTGGTTTCCGGTACCCAAAACGAATATGCCCTTACTGTTGTCATGGCAGAAATCATCTACTGTATAGCAGTAAGGGCATCTGTCTGGAATGATCGCCTTACTGAATCCATTCTGTCTCAGTAACGCACCGGAAACTGAATTGCTGGACATGATATCCCCCATTTGTAAACCGTTGATAGCAAGAGCTATGTAAGCCGACTCCCATCCCATATTTAGTGCTTTAGACATTGCCCTGACAGCGCAGTCTCCTACTTTTCTTCCTACCGGATTATTCATGAATTCAACATAGGCCATCCCATTCACCTTCCTTTCAATCCAAATTTTCGCAATAAAAAAGCACCCTGACGATATCGCCAGAGTGCCAGTTTCGTATCAATTCCGTATCTATTTCAGATGCCGGAAAAGCTTTTCCTGAGATTTGTAGACTATTCGCTTGATCTGTACAGGAGACATGTCGAATTCTTCTGCCAATGGTTCAAAGCATATGCCATCTATCAGCCTTCGCTTCAGTATAGCTCTATGCTTCTCATTTAGAATCCATTCATCTATTGCCTCTGTTATCTCTGTCCTTGAATAATCTCTCATGGTCTTTTTCTTGCTGATGCAGCTACATAGTTCGCATTGCCTCTACCTTTAGCACGAACAGTCACATGTTTCCTACGTGCGGTTCCTTTACTCTTGGATCTGTCACGCTTAGTAGCTGTCTTGCGTTTTACAACTATTTTACTTGCCATTATTGATTACCCCATCCATGCCGGATTCAAGATAATTAGCATTCGCATTATCCTGACCTTCTATGACATATGATTCGGATGAGAAGTCATACTGGTTCCATACCCACAGCCATGCAAGATTGGTTCCTGCAAGTAGCAGTACAGCTACTACCAAAGCTACTATAAACCTCTTGATTGTTCTTTCATGGCTTGCATTGTATGACTCCCACACGAATCTGGACATTACCATGTTCTCATCTGTGCCATACTTGCTATCAATATCTATATCCTTCATGTCTGCAACTCCTTGATTTTTCAACACTTGCGGTTACTTTATTATACCACATCATGCTGTCCATCTACAGGAGTTAGGAAGTTTTGAATCTCGTTCTGAGCCTTCTTGCAGTTGCCATGTTGGTCATTGTTTACAGCCAACTCACCGAGAACAGTGAACAGCGTCCGGATCACTAAGTTATTAGCATTGACCAGATAATCAAGAGTCTTATCAAGCTTGTCGATTTTCTCATCCTGCTGATCAAGTCTATCCTTGTGGTCCTTCACCTTGCTGTTGATATCGTCTGCAGGCTTCTTTGCAAACTTTAAGGCTTTATAGACATACGTTACTGCTGCACCGACTACTGCGATACTTATGCAGATGTGTTCTATTGTTTCCCAGTCCATAATCATCACCCACCTTATTGTTACTGATTTAAAGGTCTAGTTACAGCACTTCGCCTAACATTTTGCCAGTTGAGTAATCGAAGCAAATTGCTTTTCTTGTCCGCATATGGTCATCAATGTCTGCGCCACCACCACGAACTATTTTTATTAGTGTTCTTGTGGTATCAATAGTTATAAGATTGAACGCATCTGCAGCAGCACCTCTATAGATGTCTGCATTTCTCCATTGATTCACATCGTTTACACAAGCACAAGTTAGGCAATACATAAGTTGCTTTCCATCATTCTCTGCATCCCATACAACATCGTGATGGGTATGCCCCACAATATAGCCAATAAACTTCATTCCATTCCCAATGGCTGTGGCAACGGCATCAATTACGGACTGAGGTGTATTGCAATCGGAATACGTTGGCATAGTGCCAGTACCATATTCTGTGAACGAACACTCGATAGCCTTTGCCCCTCCGTGTGGTGCGTGGATTGCTATAAGAACATGCAGATTGTTAGTAATCGCATCCGCAAGAAGTGTGTCAAGCCAAGACGTTTGTGCTGTCGCTTCTGCCCCATTGTCGGTATAAAGCATCCCATCCATTACTATCATTCTTACTTTTGAGTCTACATAATCTTTATAGTAGTATGATGTTCCGCTTGTATGTGTAATTCCCCATCCGCTTTCAAATGGTGCAATATAGTAAGCGTCTCTATCTGCCATACTTAATGCTGTCCAATCATATACCCCATCCGAATACGATGCTGTATCGTGATTTCCTATGCAAGTCAGTACATTTTCATCCCACCAAGAAGAAATCTGAGTTGCAGTGTTTGATACCATATCTCCAGTGCAAATGTATTCGTCTATGTCTTGTGCGTATAGCGTTGCATCGTCCATAATCCTTGCAAGTGCGGAAGAATCTCCGTGTAAATCGGTAAGATGCAATATGGTTAGTGGCGCATTTGAATTAAATAATGTATGCCTTGCGCTTTTTAGTTTGTGGTCTACCTCACCGTTGGTAACACCTGCAATATTAATTTCTTGTTTCATGATATTATTAAGGACAACATCCCAAGGATATGTTGGGTCAACCCAAGTGGATTCCTTGCCTGCATTTCTGCAAGATATATATATTGATTCAGCGTTATCAGGGACTTCAAGGTCATAAAAGAAAACATACGAGCCAGTATTTGTTGATGTTATTCCGCTAATAAATGTATCTGTCTTGTCAACAAACGCTATACCATAACTGCTATTTGGAACGGCACTCGTTACACCACTTATGTTCCCACCTTTAAATAAGCTGACATTAAGTTTGACATAGCTATAATCTGGACTAGCTTGAAGCATATGATTTGCTATGTTGTAGTAATATCCACTTATAAAATCAACATCTGATGTTTTGAAAAATGGAAGGACATCTGTTATTTTCTTCATTAATGATGGATATTTTTTAACACTTCCATCAAAAGCAGATGGGGATAAATTTGAATTATCGCTTTTTTTAAAAGCTACAACAATAAATCCATCATAATCAGGGGATATTGTTTCTCCAGCAGCAATAAACGCAGTGTCATTTCTTTTTGAATTTGCCGATGAAACGCTACTTTGCCACATACCACAAGCGTGTTGCAAAGTTCCGCTCTCGATAACAATAACATCTCCTGCTGAAAAAGGAATTAATTCCGTTCTTATGCGATTTGCCGCTCCAGTTGTAACTCCACTTGCGCCAAAACCACCATTTGTTGTTACTGGATGCAGTGTGTAGCCATTACCTATTTCTGCCTTTAGTGCGTCCAGTGTGCTTTTTATCGGTGTAGCGACAGACACGCTTGACGCACTATTTTCAGATACAGTTGATACGATCAGATAAGTTGCCCCTTGCGGAACAGTTAAATAAAATTCTCCGATGCCATAAGTAATGTCCCCCACTCTGTTGCTTGGTGCTGTCGACGGAACAGAAGCTGAGTTCTGAAACTGGAATCTGTCATCCGACACAATTTTCAGCTTTTGCCCTGCTTTGACAGCGTATTTAACCATCTTGTATTCTGATGCGCTTGCGCAGAGTCCGTCAGACGCATTCAATCTCCATCCTGTGGCGGATGCATAAATCGATGCGGATGCGACTTCATGCACAATGTCATCTATGTCTTTAATATTGCTCTTTAGGTTAGTAAACTGTGTGCGGTTAGCCGTACCAATATTTCCATACGTAACACCGTCTGCTCCGACTCTTCCATCTATCAGCTCTGCATCGCCAGTTGTAGACCCTTCTGCAAGGTGTGTGAAGCCGTCCATTCTTGCATTAAGAACGCTATCTGCCTGCTGCATCTCAGCTCTGATAGATACATCCGCTGCTTGTAGTGCCTTAAGTGTCGGCCCTGTAAAAGCAAGTGCTTCATTCACTATCTGCTCGATATTTCCTATAGGATTCTGCAGCAGTGCCAGCGCACGTTCGATAGCAGACATCTGTACCGGAGTGCCATCATCTGCAGGTCTTGCTCTGCCTATGACCTTGAAGTAAACAACGTATTCTACTTCGCTATCGTTAGCTCCGGTGTGGAGAGGAATATGCAGAGTGACATTTCCTGCTTTAGCCAGGCAAGCATTAGGTATGACCACCTGCCTGTCAGCACCTACACCCGGTATAGCTTCATCTTCTCCAATAACACTGAAGTAACAGTCAAAATGTGCCGGCAGCTCGATACTGTCAAAGTTCATGATTATGCCGTAGTCATTCTGATATACCGCTTCCGCTACACCTGTTCTTCCTTTGAAGAACGCAGTTATTGTATTACTCATTTTTTTATACCTACTTTCCTGTATATCTGATTGCAACCTTGAGACGGCTCTTTGTAGTTGCAGATAAGGCCATGCCTGCCTTGATGTTCTGCTTGCGTCCTGATGTGCAGTCAGCATATTTGCCATCACCCATGTAGTAGATCACGTGATATGCCGTACCATCTTTGAACAGGCAGCAAATGTCACCAGCCTTGAGAGAACTCAGCGGAATAGGTTTGCCACCATTACGGATTACCGTGATTGGAACACCTACCCACTTTGTCGCATTGGCATTGGCTGTAGCCTGTGAGTCAGACAGAAGTCTGTCCCACTGACCACCTTCTCCATCAGAAATTACATTACACCTGCACCTGCTCTTCAGACCACCACCATGATGCCAGCAGGCGAAACTGAATCCAATGCAGTTCCAGCCATAGTAGTTGTCATACTTCCTGTTGTTGCAAATAGGGCATGTGTGAGTAGCAGTAATGCTGCTTTTCCATCTTACATAGTGATATTTCTCTGTTGCGATCTTTCTTGCCCATGCATTAGCTTTGTCTACCCAGGGAGTCTCAAGCTTGCCGGGGACACACCACTTTCATCTTAGCCAGTGTTGCCGGTCCGCAGTATCCGTCTACCGCAAGCTGATTATCATCCTGGAACTTGCGCAGGATCAATGCTGTATGATTTCCGAATATCCCATCTACAGCCAGCACGTTAGCTCCGTAATACCAGTTAAGGAACTTTTGCAGCTTCTCCACCTCTGCTCCGGAGTCACCCATGTGCAGTGATCCATCGCCTATGTTCGGAAACTCTCCTGTGTATGTCTTAGGCTTTTCTGGAGTCGGAGTGCTGCCATCATAACCTGCAGATTTGTTTATCCATGCCTGCAGATTTTTCACGCTGTCCGGGCCGAAGTAACTGTCAGCCTTGACTCCCAGGAACTTCTGCAGAGCCTTGCTTGTACCCGGACCCCACATTCCGTCAGCATCGACCTTGATGAGCTTCTGAATGCCTTTGACTGTATCTTTTCCCAGGATGCCATCGACTGCTCCGGAGTATGTTCCGTACTTTTTAAGTACAACCTGGAGCAGTGCTATACTGTTGTATCCAAAATACCCATCAATGACCAGTGCTTTAGAAGTGTCAAACTTCGCAGCAAAGTGAGGACGGAATACAGCCTGTACATACTTGGCAGTACGTGTCTTGTTAGCTACGATGCCACCGGAAGTATTGCCTTCTATCGTATAGATCTCTTCGCATGACTTTCTCTTTCTGGCAAAGCCGATATGATTTGGAACACCATTGCGTTCCCAGTCAAAATAGAGAACATCCATCGGAAGTGCCAGGTACATAGGGATCAGTGCCAGATTGTCATAGCACCACTTGATGCTGTGCGGACAATATGTTTCCTTCTTTCCATCGCAGTAAAGGCTGCTGTCATCTCCTTCATGGAAGATGTAGCTGACATACGCATTGCAGTACGCAGCTCCGGCAGGCAGGCCACAATACTTCCTGAATACGCTGCCACCCTGTCCGAGATACTTCTCAGCGATGCTCAGTAATTCTATGTTATTCTTCCCCATCTTCCTTCACCTCGCTATCTTCCGGTTCCTCTGCGCTCATATAAACATGCTGCTTATACTCTACTTCCGGTAGTCCTGTTGCGATTGATGTCAGCACAGATGCAATACCTGCAAGAAGGCCAGTTCCGAGCCATGCAAGGACAACATACATGACCGTCCAGTCAAGAGCCTGAACTATTGCCGGAGTTATAACATAGCCAACAGGAAGCATGGATGCCAGTGTCTGGCATACAGTCTTTAATGCCCTTATCCCTGTTGCCTTCCAAAAATCTTTCGTCATATCAATCACCTTCCTTTAAGAAGCATCTTCCAATGCTTTTACTCTTGTCTCAAGAGCTGTGTAGTTCGTTTCAAGTGTTGTTGCTCTTGTCTCAAGAGCTGTTGTTCTTGTCTCAAGAGCTGTCAGTCTATCTTTAATGTTTCCTATCTCAGTCTGTATCGGCCCTACGTTCTCAGCTATAGCTTCTACAGCACTCAGTCTTTCGATAGCACCAGATACAGCCTGTGCAAGTGCCTGAGCTTCTGCTTCAAGTCTCTCAGTAATAGATGTCATGTCATTTCGTATAGATGTAACTTCTATACCGAGTGCCGAGAGCAGAGACTTGTACAGCCTCTCACTGTTCCCCATCAGCTCTTCCAAAGCTCTCTGTACGCTTTCCTTAAGAGATCTCACCTTTTCTTCAGGAGTGAGATTAGGATTGTTATCAAATTCAAGGATCATATCTTTACCCCACTTCCTCTTCTGAATCTGCGTGTGAGCGACTTGATCTCACAGTCACCTTTGCCGGATACCTTTATCGAGAATCTGTCGCATCTTCTTGGTATGATCGGAACATCCTCTCCGCCGGTACTGGTGTACTCGAACTTCCTTACGATCTCCCAGTCTCCGTCATCCATCTTGATATATACGTTCACCCTTGTTCGAGGCTGAGCGATGAAACGGAGCGACATCTTACTGTATATCTTCTGATTCTCTACATACTCATCGAACGGTCCGAACACAGCCATCCAGTCTCTGTCATACATCTTCTCGGAAGCCTCTTCCGGATTGATCACATACATCTTGTCTGCCTCGAATGATCCATATGCCTCATCGCAAATAAAGTACAGCCTTCCGTCAAGAGTGCAGCAGTCTCTGAATCTGATCTCATCTTCCTTGTGCCATACGGCCTTGTCGATATCCAAGACCATCAGCTCATACGTATCATCTTCCTTCTGGATGGATGCGTAATACTTGATGCCTTCTGTACCACCGACCACGTTCTTGAACTTCATATTTAGCTTCTCAGTGATGCTGTATGGAGTGCCACCTTCATATGCCATGATGCCTATCGTTGACTTGTAGAACACCTTGTCATTGATGACTACTACAGACTTGCTGCTGCCCTGTTCTACTCCATAGCAGACGGTATTGCTGAGCTGAAAGCTGGATGGTGATGTGCCGTAGATTCTTGTCATGCTGTTCTGCTTGAAAAAGATCAGATGACTTGAGTATGTTGCGCTACCAGTCCAGTTCTCATCGGTCCCCTGTTGTGCGTAGTATGAATCGAGCGATGTTCCCTGGTAATACTTCCAGTTCTTCGGATCACCCAGCTTGCAGGCATAGATCGTATTATCATTATCTGATGCTCCCCACAGCCTGTTATTCCATTCGATCACGTGATGGATGTCAGGGATCTCTCTCTTGACTGTTCCTGTGAATCTGATATTCGTAGCTCCATCTCCGGTAAGCTCTATGAATGTTTCTCTCGGAAGAGTGAGAATATTGCCATTCACGTTGCTGATCGCAAGTGATACCACGCATTCCTTAGATGTAGCTGAGCCACTTTTAGGTGTGTAGTGCAGAGTGCCGTTGATGTCTACCGCATCTCCCTTAGCAAAGCCATGCCCAGCATTAAGTGTCAGCTTCGCATCTGTATTACTAATGGTGACAGCTGCCGATGTGACAGATTGTGATGCATCGAGATGTCCATACTCATTGATAGTTACAGACTCGCTACTTCTTGTCAGCGACAGATACGTTTTCTGAGGAAAGAAGCATATCTTTGTGTTTATCGCTACCATCTCAGTGTCAGCTGACAGGCCGGTCACAGAAGTGATCTCATTGCCATCGTAGTAAAATGCGATGCTGCCATCTTCCTTCTCAGCAATCATGGCAATGCGCTCAAACTTAGCGATGATCGAATAAGGTTTCTTTACCCCATCCGGCAGCGCATGTGATCCTCTCAGCTTCCTCGGACACAGCAGCGGATATCTGTCTGAAGTGAGATTCTTCATATCCGACATTTCGCCTTCATCGACATAGGCCTTGCGATTCAGTCCTTTGAATTCCAGGATCCTCTCTTCATATGGTGTTGGTTTTGTGACCAGTGCTACTGTACTTGCCATATGATCACCACCTTGTCACGTTCCTGAATCTGCGAGGATACTTTGTCCGGCTGACCTTGCCTTCACGCACTACCCAGTCAGTGAAGTCCTGGAAGTCCTGTGTGTGCTGTGCCTGGTTATTCGCAAAGGAATCGTATTCTTCCTGGGAATAATCAATCTGCATCTTCACATATGAGACATACAGCCTGTCATACGGAGCCGGTGCAAGCAGCACACGGTCCAGCTCAGAGTCATGCTCATATGTATAGACAGGAACATCTTCATCTGTAATGCCCAGCTGCTCTGCTACCTCAGCTTCTACTTCATTAACAAAGGCGATCAGATCTGCCTCTGTGAAGCTACTCGGCTTCTCTTTATTTACCTTGTTTAGCAAATCTCTTATCGTCATTGATATCTCCTTAAAAATAAATTTGGTGAGGACCTGCGATAGATCCTCACCATTCTGACCTACAGGTCTGTACGCTGATCTTTGAATTTCTCCTGATTTGCCTGAGCAGTCATCATCTGCTGACTCGACTGTTCGAGAACTTCTGCTACCGAGAGTGGAACATCTACGATAACTCCCCTCTTGAATCTCGTCACCTTGTAATTGACGATTACAGTCATTTCAGGATCTTCACCGTCTACCTTCGGAACCATGACTTTCACACGTTCCTCTTTAGGCTTGTTCTCAGCTTCTACCTTCTTTGTTGTTGTAGCCATTGCTTTTCCTTTCCGCAGAACGGATTAGTTAGCCACAGCTGTAGCACCGAAGGATGCAGCAGACTCGATTCTTACCATGTACTCATCAGTAAGGATCTTCGCAGTCTTGTTCAGCTTCCATCCGGCTGTAGCTCTCTGATTCAGAGGGTCAGCTGTTCCGCCACTTCCGAGCTGCTTAACGATTGTCTCAATTCCACCACCAGTGATTGATGTAACACCGAATGCGTTAGCTGCAAGAACAAGAGTGCCGTAGATTGGCAGTTCACCAGGCTTAAAGATCTTAGCCTGAGTATTCTCGATGAATCTTACTCCGTACATTCTGCCGATCTCGCCCTCAAAGATTCTTCCGGAGCCTGCATACTCTACAGCTTCCTTCCATTCAGTATCGTTCTTGAGGTCATAAGCTACATCCGGATGTACGATAGCTACGAAGTCACCGTCAATAGTCTCAGCATTGTTTCTTCTGAGCCATCTTACAGCCTTCTTGATATCTGCAATTGTCAGAACATCAGCTGCAGTCAGATTTGCTCTGCTTGCCTTGCCACCAGCGTAAGCTACGTTAGTTCCTGCCTGCAGGATGTCTCTTGTGATGGTATCGGATACCATACCAGCCTGAGATGCAAGCAGCTTCATGATCTCCTGCATGTTGTTGTCATATGCAGTGAGGTTGAGCATGTCAGTTGTGGTGATGTATCCACCGTACTGCTTAACGGTAGCTGTGATAGCTGTTACACCGTAGTTCTGTCCGTTTGGAGTGATACCTTCAACAAGCAGCATGTCATCTGGTACATGAGGAAGTGCGTTGAACTTTCTGAACTCGATTGTTCTGCCGTTTCCTGCAGGAATAGGTCTCTTCTGACCGAACTGATCATGGATCATCTTAGGCTCTGCCAGTCTGATGAGGTTCTTGTCATAGAAGATCTTCATCTCCGGAGAGAGATCCTGATTAGCTGTGTATGTTCCGCCCTTGTATGTTCCGTCAGCCTGCTGTGCGTAGGCTACGTTAGCCTGGCCTGTCCAGTTAGGATTAAGCGGAGTATAGTTCTGCTGTGGTGCTTCACCTGCAAAGAGGTGGAAATCATATCTGAACTTATTCATTGTTGTTCTCCCTTCATCTATTGCATAGACGAGAGAGCTTCATAGTTAGAAGGAGATCGTTTCTCCATTCATTACTCGTCTGTTGATCTCGTCTATGTCATCATTACTTAGTGACGAAGGATCAGACTTGCGCTGTATTGCCGGAGCATGATTCAAGGCTCCTTCCATCGGCCTTGCTGCTCTCTGTGCGATCTGATTGACAACCTGCTGTGTTGCAGTGCGCTGAGCATAAGCATTCATTCCATTGTTCAGCTCTTCATAGTGAGCTACATGGAAGGCAGTCTTTACATCTACTCCGTTGTTCAGGAGCTGTGCGAACTGCTCATTCGTCTGGATCTCCATGCCGAGATCGAATGCCGGGAATGCCTGCTGTAACTCTTCAGCGTCTGCTTCCCATGCCTCAAACCTTGCCTGTCTCTCCTGCTCCTGCCTGTAAGATTCCTCTATCTGGTGGAGCCTGTCTGAGTCAGCCTGCAGCTTAAGGTTCTGCTTATACTGCTCGACATCGAGTCCTGCTCTCTCTGCACCTGCCTGATACAGTGAGTCATCATTAGCGATAGCTGCCTGTAATCCTTCAAAGTCTCCGAGCTTCAGTCCATAATTCATGAACATAGGAGTGAGTCCTTCGCTTATCTGATCTATCTGGCCCTGAAGATCAGCCTGGTTCTTGAATCTTTCCTGAACAGCTCCTGAAACTCTCTGCCCTAACAGATCATGGAACTTTCCGCCCTTACCTGTGAGAGCTTCCCATTCTGCATTGAGGTCACTTGCCCCAGTGCCATTGTCAGAGCCGACCTGACTATTAGCCTGACCTTCGCCTTCGGACCTGCCGTACTGTACGGTCTTTATGTCCTGCGTTGATCCCGGCTGACTGGCTGTAGCTCCGGCTTCTCCACCACCTTCACCATCGAAGAGATGGAAGTCCAGAATCATTTTTTCGTTCATAGTCACTTTCCTTTCTGCAGTAGGATGCGAGCCTTAGTTTAACTATGTTTAACTTCTTTTCGATTATACAAAATGGGCGAATGTTATTTCGCCCACAACCTTAATAGATTCTGATATGCTCAGGATCCTGCTCTTCAGCTTTCCTCATCACAGCTTCAACGGTCCTGAATACTTCTGCAATCGGATAGTCTGCATTCACCAGGTCTATCCTCACATGGCCTTTGTTGTACACCGTAGGCTCAGAGCCGGCCCGGAAACATGCTTCTACCAATACATTACTGAGTGTTGACATGATCGTGCAGGCATCATGATCTTCTGCGTGATTGATGCAGTCGAACATGATGTCTCCGTTGTTGGAATAATTGAATATGGTTTTCGTCATTGTAAAACCTCGTTTAACTCTTACAGCATAAAAAATAATTACGTAGGATTAGCAGCATTAGCTGATCTCCGTCTTATCTTATCTGCGTATGATCCATCAGTCGCTACCCTTGATGCTCTCTGCTCCGGTGTTCCTTCCTGTGGCTGTCCTGGTGCCGGTGCCTGCTGCATAGCTGCTGCCATCTGATCAGGATCCACAAGGCCTTGCTGCATAGCCATCATTCCGAATGCAGGATCAACCATAGCCTGCTGCTGTATCATCTGCATCGCTGCCTGGAACTGCTGCATGAATAAGCTGTTCTGCTGGATCTGCTGTACCACTTTGTCCTTACCTTCAAAGTCCATCATATCGAGGCAGGTAAGCGCAGGAACTGAATTCTCCGGAGCGAACATGCCCATGCCGTATAATTCCTTAGCTGTCTCATTCTGTGCTGCTCTGCTGAACGGAGACTGCTTCTCGGCTGTTACAAGGATGTCGAACATCGGACGCACGTGTCTGACCGTCTTGTCCGGAAGTGTAGTATCTCTCTCGACAATGCCGGCATTGCTGTACAGAATGAATCTGTAGTCACCACTCTGGCCCTTTATCTCATAGCCATTGTTCTCTGTAGGTGCAGGCAGATTATCAGCTGTATTGACATCGACTCTGAAGCTTCTCGGTTCTGTGTAGAACTGTCTGATCAACTCGATGACAAGGTAATACTCTTCTCTTGCTCCCCTGTAAAGCTCCTTGTTTACATCTCTTGAAAGCTTAGAGCCAGCTTCCTGCAGTGCTGCAATAGCAGAAGCAGCTGTGACTCCGGATGCCGTAGATCCCTGTGAGAAATCTCTGTTACCGGATGTCTCTTTAAGCTCTTCTACCTTGTTACTCAGATGACTCATAGCTCCGGCAGGAACATCATCTACATCAATCTTCCTGACTGCATCACCCAGCTCACCTGTTGCTACCTCGACCAGCTCATTATCCCAGTCAGCAAACTCATCGACATTGATGTTCGCATTCTTCCTTACCCAGTATCTTGGCCTTGCTTTCATCATCGCATTCTTCAGAATAGCCTGGTCAAGTCTGTCGATATCTCTCTGAGAATTTTTCATGATATCCATATAACCGAATCCCCACGGAGTATCCTTGATAGGGAACAGTCTCCTGATCACGAACGGAAACATGCCGTGTTCATAGTAACCATTCTCATATCCTTCTTCATTCTCTGAGCAGAACACCAGCTGATCACCTACGATGATCGCCAGATGTACGATAGTCTTAGGCGCATCCATGACCTTCAGATGATACACTCTGCCATCCTCACCTACCACATCACTGTAGATCGGCACTGTGATGACCTTCTTGTAATAAACATCTATCACCTCAGTCATGTTGGTAGTGTCGATATTGTCATCATGAATGTACCTGGTGACTATGCCTGTATCCTGTGGGCCTACCTTATCTGCCAGCTGAGGATACTGAGCTTTGACTACATCAATGTTCTGCAGTGTCACATAGTACACTTTGTCACTGTCCTGGATATCCTCGATGCCCGGCTTCCATGCAAGGTTATGCACATCTACATTTGTGATAGCAATATCACCCATGCCATCATGCTTAGTCTTATCCCAGAGGACAGAAGTGATCGCTGCACCATCCTTGCAGAAATCCCATCCCATGTCACGGTATACCTGCTCATAATCATTTTGTTCAAGGATGACCGGAACTATGCTCGTCAGGATCTTCGCCTCTACCTCATCATCTGCCTCTCTCGGCAGCACGTTAGGCTTCGGAAAGCTGTCCATTATATCTGCGTGTTTGTTGATCAGAGAGTTGAAGAGCCACGCAGAGCCTACCTCAACACCTGACTTCATTCCTTCGTTTACATCGGCAAGCACATTCCAGTGTCTGAGTCTCCACCATTCCTCATTGGCAGTTGCCTTATTGTCTATGCTGGCCTTGCTTCCGAAATACTCTCTCATATCCTCAAGTGCGATCTCGATCTGGTCCTCTCCGAACTTCCGGGAATCGCCCAGGACAAAATCTCCTTTTCTTATCTCATCCACATTACAACCTCACTTTCCTCACTATGTCATACGGATCTGTAATATATCCAGTGTCCATCATATCCAGCGGATCTTCAGGTGGTGGTGTCCACTCAACATCATCCGGCTGTACGTTTATCCTCGGTTCGATAGGCCTGCTCATGCAGACATATCTCCACTCGTCATAGTTGTGGTCCTCTTGTGATGTATCTACATCCTCGACATTAGTCTCGTCATACACAAGCGATGGAATACACCGGATGAAATGCTTACAGGTATTGAACACATAGAACATGCTCTCCCCATCCTCATCGAATGCCAGCCTGTAATGGCACTGCATCTTGCCGGGGATCCTCTGCTTGCTTCCTTTGTCGAAATAGATGCCGGCTTCCTCGAATGCTTCTACGATTGGAATTCCGGAGTCTGATGCAAAGATAGCTGAGTCTGCCACACCATAGATGTACCGACCTGCAAGGTTAGGATCATCATGCTCTATCTCCCATACTTCCTGCGCACATCTTTGTGGTGTCCACTTGACTCCTGTGTTCGGTTCACCTGTGCAGCCATACAGTTCTCTGATCCTGTACAGCACTCCGCCTGGTCCTACAGCATACCATCCGATACTGAACGGCTTAGCATATCCCCAGTCCATTCCTCTCACGATAGGCCATGACTCCGGAATAGGGAACGGATTGACCACGTGTGTCCAGAGCCTGTCATCGTAGTGTGCAGGATCATTGCGCCACTCGTTGAATACCTGACCGGAAAATGACTCCCAGTCTCCATACAGTAATGCTCTCTTCTCTGCTTCAGGCATCATGCCCAGTGAAGCAATGTAGCTCGGATCATTGTCCAGAAGCTTCTGGTTATCGAATACTGTTGCAGGAACAAATATCCTGTCACGCTTGATATGTATCTTCTTGCCCTTGTTATCTGTTACCTCGACATCCTCAACGATAGGTGTCATAGGCGGAGCTGCCGTAATGAATCTATCCTTAACCCAATTGTGGCCCTTGCCACCCGGATTAGTTGTGGCCCGGATATAACAACGTGTGCCAGGTCCATTCGGTCTGCACCTGGAGTACAGATATGTGTACTCGTCATACTCAAAGTGCGTCAATTCATCAAAACAGATTAGGTCGAACGCTTTTCCCTGATAATCTGTTTTCGATTTGTTATGAGGCATCGAACCGAATACAACCTTTGCCCCGGAAGGGAATGTCCATGTGTGAGTAGTGCTGTTGTACTTTGCGCCAGGAATCGCTCTCGGATATATCAGCTGGCTCTTGTCTATAAGCTCTGTCAGCTGAGGATATGTCTTACGCAGGATAAGAGCTTTATAGTACGGAATATGCACCTGTCGCAGAGCCTCTACCACAAGTGCATCGCTCTTTCCACCCCCTGCAGCTCCGCCATACAGACATTCAAATTCAGGTCTCTGCATGAACGCTATCTGCTTTGGCTGTGGCTGCCATATGATGTTTCTATCACTCATCACCGATTACCTCCGGCATGATAACCACACCATAACGCTCATCATCATCGCCCACATTACCATTTCTAAGCGCATTCTTCTCACGCTCCAGTGCGATCCTCTCTTTTTCAAGCTCAAGTCTCTCACGCTGCATTTCTTTGTCGAACTCGAATCTCTCTCGATCAAGCTGCTGCTTCTGTATCCGCTCGGCCTTTTCGATGTTGTACAGGCTCCTGGTCATGCTCTCCATCATCTGCAGGATCTGCATGGAATCCTTCATAGCCTTACTGTCAAACTTGTCGAACTGTCTTTCCTCTGTAGTGATGATCATGCTGCCTTCATCATCTATGACCTTAGTCTCGACAAGATGTCTCTGATACTGCTGACTGTCACTGATCATCCGGTCAAAGTGACCTTTCATCTTGTTTAGAAAGTCAGATTCCTGAGACAGCTCAGCAGCTATTTTATTTTCAGTATTGGATATTGCTTTTGATACCACTCTTGATTGGCACTTTTTTCTGGTGGCGAACCAGTTATCAGCCTTAGATCTTTTCGCAACAGTCTTATAGTTTATGCCATACTTCTCAGCTATCCTTCTCAGTGACATCTGAGGATCTGTGACATATTCATGCTGTATCTTTGCCCAATCATAGTTCTGCCTACCAGTTTTTCTCTGGTCTTTAGGCATAATAAAAGTCTCCTTTCGATACCGATATGATACCGAAAAGAGACAAAGCTTTTCGCCCACAACCTATTCCCAGGTGACATCTCCGTCCTGCTCGATTTCTTTGCCATCCTCATTGATGTCTCCCGGTTTAGGATCCTCAGCTATGATGCCGAGCAGGTTACCTTTATCATCGTAATAAACTCCATCCATACTACTTTATCCCCCATATTAACCATAACAGTAAAATGACAAAGATTCCCAGGGCCACTACCATAGTCGCTACGCATATGAACTCCCAGCACCTTTTCATCGACAGATAGATATAGTCATCTACCTTATCTTCTTCCCACAGGATCCTGATCACACCGCAGCATACGCAGGAGAGCACCCATACAGTTAAAAGTAATTTCCCTAAAAACAGCATATGCACCTCACTTCCAGGAACAATCCACGATACCTTCATCGCTGATTCTCTGCAGCGTTCGCTCGATTTTTCTTTCGATCTCTTGATTTAATCCTTCCGAATCAATGTTGTAGATGTACTTAAGCTGCGCAAGCATGATCTCAACATCAGCAAGCTCTTCGTAAAGATGGTCCCGGATCAATTCAGATTTATTCACATCCTTGATCAGGACCTCAGCCAGCTCTATCAATTCTTCGACAGCCTTACTGATCTGACCATAGCTGCCGAAGTGATAAACTATTTCTTTAATCGCTTTATCCTCAATCATCGTTCTTCCTTTCCGTCTGCTTGACTTCCATTTTGAGATTTTTCATCCCTTCAACAAATTCTTCTGCGGACAAATCCGTCTGCGATTTGTTAAGGACATTTGTGTCCTTGTCATCCGTCTGCGGAGTATCGGCTTGCTTGGTCATTTCTTCTATCAGCCATAAAGCAGAGTCAACACCGCTTGCCTTTTCCACATCTCCCATCGCTCTCATATCTTCTGCCATTGACTCAAGCAACTCGATTATCTTGTCAATCATCACTCGCTCCTTTCGTTCTGTGGAGCATCATCGTCTACCTTTAATGCGTTCGCCAAAATGTGCATCGCAGTTGTTGCTATGTCTTTGCATCTATCGTCTTTCGGTTGGTAAATGCACATCATGCACTCATCCCTTGCACAC